TTCCATAGTTGGCGGCTCCTTTTTTACGACACTTAGCAATCGCTCCACTTGCATACGCAGATGGAAACACACGATAACGTGCTTTAACTTTGTAGTAACAAGCGTCCTTAGGCATTACTGATTACGACGAATTTTTTGTTGACGTTTAAATTCATTTTTTGCTCCTCGAGCAAAGTCTCGAGCTGCAACTTTAACAGTTTTACCTGCTTTCTTAGCTGCCTCTTTAGCTGCAGGAGCTTTCTTTTTAGCTGCTTCGGCTGCTTTCTTAGCTGCTTCGGCTGCTTTCTTAGCTGCCTCTTTAGCTGCAGGTGTTCCTTTGTCTTTAGCTACTTTGGCAGCTTCTTTAGCCTTCGCTAGTGCTGCTTTAACTTTCTTTGATTTTTTAATTGCAGAAACACCAGCTTTTCCAGCCTTGTAAGCCATTCCAGCTCCTCGACCAAGTGCTACGCCTCCTGCTATAAATGCGGGTAATGCCATAATATTTACTTTCTATTTTTTACGTTTGTTGTGGAAGTCGAATAATACTTTTACTTTTTCTGCTAGTGACTCTAAGTTATAGTGCATTCTAGCTAATACAATAATTAATGTAATGATAGCAATTAAAACTGGGGTGAGCGCAGATATAAGTTGTAAGGTTTCATTCATTTAATGGTAGAGGATCCAAAATAGAACCCAACGATTGCTAAAACTGTTTGACGAACTTCTGGTAGGATTAGGTAACCGTTAAGAGTTTGATACTTAACGCCTCCAAATAAACCAAAGAAACCCTTTGTTTCCTGTCCTACTGTCACTCCCTCGGGGCTGTGAGCCAATATAAATGGGGCTATAACGACCGCAAACAGCACAGTGCATACTATGACCCTTCTAACCCACTCTCCGCCCCTTCCAGCGGCTTTCTGGTGGCTTTCATCAGCTGCTGCTTGTTTCTTAAGCATAGCATCTACAGTGCTTTGCTGATTAGCAACAAGCTGTCCAATCAACTTAAATACAAAACCAGAGGCTCCACCCCCAAGCATAGCTATAAGTTCAGTGGTCATTTAAGTTCTTTTATTAGCTTATATATAGATAATCCTAAAAAAATTATAGTAGCTACACCTACAACAAAACTTACAAAACCATTAATACTTTGTAATTCAACACAGGCAAAAAACCCTGCTGGTGCTACTGCGCCTCTAATTAAAGTATCCACGATCAACTCGGAGCTCCTAAGTAGTAAAGTTCAATGTCGCTAATAAGAGCTGTCATTACCGCATCTTCATTAACCATAATTGTAATAGCAGGGTTTGAAGCGTCTCCATCATCAAAGCAATCTATTTCAAACTCGTTAAGACCTGTGGTTATAAAATAATACTCCTTATTTAAGTAATCTGGACTTTCATCAATAGCGTCATCATCTCTAGTTGTTAACCATATTCCTCTCCTTGTTGGAAGAACTGATGAAATACTATTATACTCTTTAGTGTTTAAATCTTCTTCGCCAGTTAAGGTAAATTGTTGAGTTACTACAAAAGAAAGTTTGTATTTTCCAGCGTTTCCAGACGGCACACCTTGAGCAGTATGATCTTGAGTGGAGTGCAGTATTCTAATTTGCTGATGGGTAGTAACAGTAGGCTGATTATTGCTAGATATGCTTATTCTTGAATAGTCACTAGCATGACCGTCTTTTGACCACTGTATAGAAAAGCCGCTATTACTAGTATCAGTAATACCACGAGTTGGTGGACCGCCCCCTATTCTTAGACGTATATGTCGAGGATCGTCTGAACCCGCTTCGGGATATTCAGATTTAGTTTGTGAACGAGTCTGTTTTTTAACTGAACGTGCAGATTTAGTTGCAGATTTCGTTTGCGTTGAAGTATTAGAAACATGTGCCATAATTTATATTTACTTATATGTGTGTTTAGTCGTTGTCAATAGGGGTTGCTTCAGATTTTGCTGTCTCTTCCCCAAGAAAGTTAATAATGATTTCATTAGCGGTGTGAGCTGTGTGCTTCACAATAGGTCCAATAACAGGCAGATTTTGCCCTGTATAGGGCTTTACAGCCTCTCCAAAGTCCAAAGAAGCAATGTCGGTAGCAGTGCCCACTGCGGGTCCAAAAGCAGCGTCTGTGCCGAATTGTGCCGCATTAAAGAAGGGTTCGTAGTATGCAAGCAGCCCCGACTGTCTAATTACCCGCATCCACTCCTGTTCAGTCATGTCTAGTGGATTCATTGGCTCTTTAAACCTAGACAAATCTTTAAGAACTGTAGATAAGTATGCAGCTGCTAGTGCCATGCCAAAATATGCAAACATGTGCGAATTTCTAAAAGCGGCTGTTTTGCTGTCTCCAGTGTAGCCATTTAAAAATCTGCGATAAATAACCCTGCCCATAGCAATCATAAAGCTAGAATACTGCAGCGCAAGACGGGCTGTCTCCCCACTAACTGTTCCTGCCTGTAGCCCCAAACGAGATAGTGCTTGTGCCCCCACATCAGGTTCAATCACGCCTTCCCGCATATACTGGTTCATAAATCCGCTAAGCTTTCTTTGTAACTTAGCATTTTTAATATTGTAAGGTCCAATCCGATCAATGCCGTCGGGAGTTTTCTCTACATACTTCGCTAGTTGCACAATCTCTTTATCAGTTATGCCAAACTCGTTCAAACGCTCCCTGGTCAGTGGATTCATCTCCTTAGCCTTAAGTTGCTGAGCAAGACCGCTAGTAAGCATATCTATAAAAAGTTGCTGGTGGGATGCTGTCAGCGGTCCAAGAAAGTTCGCTTCCAACATAAAATCGTTAGCAGTGTTAATTTTGCCAGTTGCACCTGTGTCGTCAGTAACAACACGTTGAGCTAAAGTTCTAGTAACTTGGTCAAATGCTGCGCCTTGTTGTCTAAACCAGTTAGACATCTCTTTATTATTACCCTTGAACTGGCGAGCAACTGCTTCTTGGTATCTAGCAAAATAAGCTGGCAGTCCTTCACTAGCAACGCCTAAATATTGAAGAGTAGCCCAAACTAAAGGTATATCAGAAAGCGAAGAAAATCCTGCGCCACCAAGCATTGCGATGTTTTGAACCTGCCTTGCTGCTTTAAATGTGACTGCTAGGTTAGCATCTACAGGTGTATCTAGTTTACCTGTTACCTGATCTATAGTAGCCTTAGTCTTTAATTTAGACAGCGCAGTAGCTTGCGATGGTATTAAAGAAAGCAGTATACCATTAGCATCGTGTCCAACATGCTTTACTAAAGCAATATTTTCAGAGCGACTGGCTATCTGCTCTAACATAAACCGCCCCATGTTCTTGCGGTTGCCAAACTCAATAAGTGCATCAATCCGCTTGCTGGGCTTAAATACTACTTTGGCTGCTTTTCGATAACCGCCCAACACAGATGGATTTGTTATATCAGTGTCTTGAATAAACTCACCTTCAACAATCTCATTATACAACCCACGAAGAAATGTTTTCTTATTAAACTTTTTGTGCTTACCCGCATCTTTTAAACCTGATTTAGTTGAACTAGGACGCTCTGCCATAAGACCACCATGTGCTTTGATAGTTTGTGGCATATCTATCATATCAAGCATTTTAGCTTCAAATACCTCATAGCCCATAGATTTAACATAGGCTCTATCATAGGTCATACTATATCCCATAAACCCTTTACGGTCTTGAATAGTAATTCCCAAGGCATTCATTTGTGCTAGCTGATTTCGATTAGTCTTTTGAATGATATCTACAAGCCCCTCCCAAAGTTCTGTGCCTTTCCACTTCTTAGGTATTCTGCCCGTAGCCATTGCATTCATTATATCTCTATGCAACTGGTTAGACGCTTCTTTTAAACTTGAGCCATACATTGCAGCTAGCTGTTTATTGCCTGTTTCCGTGTTAATGTATGAAGACATATACTTAGTTGGGTCTTCACCTAAAAATATCTCCAATAGATCATTTTTGACTAGGTAATCTAACAAAGGATTCTGATCTAGCTGTTTTTGAATAATCTTCTGTGTTGCTAACGAAGTCCCTAAGGTAACTTTTTCTCTACGACTACCATCCATAAAGGTTGATAGTTGATCTACTTTTTTTGCAGCAGAGCGATGCTTGTTAACAAGAGATTTAAGACCATTTATAGTGATCTCATCGTGCATAGTTCTAAGCAGCGCAGCGTGGGCTTCAGTTTCTAGAAAACTATTAACTCTTCCAATCTGTTTAGCTGAACCGCCTTTTTCATCTAACAGAATATACCCAACCCGCTGAGCAACCTCTAGGGGCAAGCCTTCATCTGTAAGTTTTATAAGACCACCTAAGACAGAATTAAAGTCTTTGTTCTGCAGTACAATTTTAGCTACTTGCTTATTTCGCTTACGAGCTGCCTGAACCTTACTTACCATAGACTCTGCTACATCTTTAGTAATCCAAGTATAGCCCCTGTTCTCCATATCGGTAACAAAAGTGTTGAGGGCAGGAGGCAGTTTTTGTGAAGGTAATTTTGTAAGTGCCATCAAAGCGGGTAACACTGTCTCATCGCCACCTAATAACTTAGTTATAGAGTCATCTATAAAAGCTATAGGATCTGCTGCAAACTTAGCTTGGTCTTTAGCACTGGCTTCAAAAGCTTCTATTGAAAGTTCAGCGTCATCAAAACGAGCAGGATTAATCTCAAGATTTGCTTGTTGCTCATCTCGTTTATTTATCGCTTCTTTTAGCTTAGCTTTAAATGAAGCTTTATTTTTTATCTCTGTAAGAGTAGTTGCTATTCTAGCAGCTAACTTAAATGGATCTGCTATATTCTTTATATCGACATTTAAAGGGACGCTGTCATACTTGTTTATAGTCTTATTTAGATTATCAGCAAGATAATCTATCATTCTAGACATTTTAAAATAAAGTTCTGGGTTTTGTTGCTTAAGTGTGTCCCAGAAAAAAGGCTGACCTATGGCAAATTCAATTAATTTAGGAGCAACCTCATTACGAGATTTATCTACGCTATAACCAACTTCTATAACTCTATTTCTTATAAGTCGCTCTAAATCAGGAGCACCAGACAAAGTTGCAGTGTCTCTAGCTATGTTGTGCAACAACTCATACGACTTAGGATCTACCTGCTCTATGTGGTGCACAGACTCATGCATAAGCGTTCTAAACACACTTAGAAATGCAGCAGAATCAGTAGTAGTAAAACCTTCGTTTACTCTGTAATCTGTAATCTGTAAAATCTTCTTCTTTTTTACTGCATTAGCCTCAGCTTTTTTTAACTCTCTTGCAGTGCGACTAATAAAAAAGTAGGGTTCGTTTATATATGTTACAAGGCTTTCTGCATGTCGAACAGCACCTAAAGTTTTAGTGGGCTTCCCTTGATATTTTCCTTTGCCTTCTCTTATTCTAACGTAGCTGGCTGGATCTCTTTTTACAAGGACAACGTCTGACTGTCCAAATATAATTTGATCTACAACATCCTGTGCCTCAAGAAGCATTTTTGAATAATTCTTGCCTACTATCTCTGTAACACGATCAACTTCCTTTCTAAATTGTTCACTAAGCTCATCTACGTTTTGAATTAACGCATCTCGCTCCAACAATAAATCAGGGTCAGTTATAATGCCTTTCTCATCTATCTCTCGTATTTGCTTTCGTACTTTGGCAATCTCTATAGCAGTCTTATCAGCCCTATCTACAAGGAATTGTATTCTGTCTCCGTAGATTTTAGCAGCCTCTGAAACGTACCCAACATTGGGCACAATAGACTCTTCTGTAGGATGCACCTGAGCTTCTTCATCAACTCTAATTCCCTTATCAGAAAGTTCTTTCAAGATTGATTTTTCCGCAGGAGTCATGTCCTTCGGCAGCTTGCCAAACATAAACAAGTCATTTAATCGACCAACTTGTCTTTTGTGAACAGCTAACAACTTATTTACACTGTCGGTATTAGCTCGTTTTGCTAGCCGCTTAGCCGACACAACGGCGGCTGCTTTCATTCTTAAATGCTTACGCTGCTGCATAATAATTTTAAGTGCAGCTTCAGCCTCCTGAGGTGTTAGAGGACTATCTGTACGACCGTTAGCCCAGTCTTTTAAGACAGGAAATCTATCAAGCATCTGAGAAACTATAAAATTATCTGTAGGGTCTACCTGCCTTAGCTGATCTATAAAACTGTCTGTTTCGAATGCTTTAGTAAACTCTGCATCCTGCTTTAAAATATGTTGGTTTTTTAAAGCAGCGCGATTAGCCACATACCCGTGAACACCCCCAAACAAACCAGCAAACCCAAGGTTCATGGCAGTGGACAACTGTAGATGATCAAAGGTGTACTTCTGTACATTTAAATCATTCATCGCTATAGCATACGGAACTTCATACGCAGCGTTTACCATTAGTACGTTTTTAAACGTTCCTCTTGCTGTGTGAAAGGCAGCAGCCGCACGATTACCCGCAGCCCTATGAAGCTGTCCAAGTCTACCAGCTCTAGTTGGTATTGATATGGGGGCAAAAACGGCAGGATCTATCATTGTCCCAGCAAAAGCAGAAGCAAAATTTCTAACAACTCTTTTACGTCCTGATATGTATTCGTTTGCGCGAGCTAGATTTGCAGCTTTGTATATCCTGTAATCTAGCATAGCAGAGTTTTCTGTAGGATCGAAATCTAAACCCAATCTTGCCGCAGGAGTGCTATAAAAATATTCTTCTGTAACCCGAGGATCTTCATCATCATCTAATAACCTTCTTTTCAGAGCCGAACCCAACATCATAGAAAAGTTGTTTTGGAAACCCAGTCCAAAATTCTGTTCCATAGCCTTTAACGCTCCATAGTCAGTAAGACTACCAAGTCGACTAACTTGATCCAAAGATTGAACTCTTTGGTATCTATTAGTTGTTGATGGGGCTAGAATCATTTTCTAAAAGTTTTACTTTGAAATATTGCTTCTGCAGCAGATTCAACTATTGAGTCTTGTCGACCAAAGCCTATACGAAGAGGACTTTCGCCAAAGAAAGGGTCGCTTTCTTTAGCTAGGGGATTAACGTATGCTTTTACATATTCTGACATTATAGCATCAACTTCAGGTAACGTAATATATACAAGCTCTCCATTATCTAAACCAACTTTAGTAACCCCGCCAGACATTGTATGTGGCGTAAAATAAATTCTTTGCTCCACTTGCCCGTCGTGCAGTTCTGATGTGGGAAGGTTAAGCATTACACGAGGTTTTTCCTCGCCCTCTACCTCCATGCTGTTACTCATAGAGCCGTTAGCAAAGGCTATTACAAAGGGCATCATCTTTTCTCTATAATACAACTCCTCAGACATATATCCTGTCCTTGAGAGAAACTCTGAATAATTTTCATATGGGTCAGGAAATCCATCATCCGCAGGTTGTGGTTTGTAAAACTCGGCTATTTTTTCTAGTTGAGAAGCTTGATCTAATCGCTCTCCGTATTTATCCGCTATAGCCGCAGCAACCGCTGCTTGGTAAAGCAAACTAACTCGTTCAGGGTGCAGCTTATTAGTAAAATAACCTCTAACAGCATCTCCAAACAGCCAGTTAAATCCAACCTGACCTTGGTCTGCATACTTTTGCATTATAGATGGGGGAACAAAAACAGTTCCTGAACTATTGCTTAAATCTGCATATCCAATGTTATTAAGAATACGACCTTTTTCAGCTTCTTGTAATTTATCTAGCTTTCCATCATAATCATCTGCAACGCTATCTTGCATTAAACCAGTTATCAATAGCTCTAGTGCTTTTGATACTGCAGGATTTGTGTTTTGCATACTTTTAGAAGCCATTGCCAAACCTGAATCAGCATTTTTAATAATATCTTTTGCAAATTGTTTATTCTCATCGGTAGCATTTACTGCCAACTGAAGCAGTTGAAACATATCAGAGTTTCCAAAAGCCGTTTGAGCCTGGTCGTCAGTTAGTCCTTGAGCTATAAAATCATTTGTGCCCGTATAGACAGTTAAGTAATACGCTGCTTCATTTGTTGTTGTATTTGGATCTAACAGTTTTGAATTGGCGTAGTAATTTAAAGATACTAAACTATTCTGTTTAAGTTCATTCTTATATCGACCTTCTAGAGTTTGACCATCTAATTTATCAGGGAACTTATCTGCAACAGGTAAGAAAAACTGAGACGGAGTTGCTTCTCCATAAATTTTAGGATTTTGTTTTCTATATTCAAAATACTTTGCTTCTAGCTCTCTTCTTTTCGCAGGGTCGTTTCTAGCAGCAACCATCTCTTCTCTAAATCCTGGAACCACATACTGCATAAAATCTGCAGAACCTGCAGACAAAGAACGCTCCACACTAGTTTTAGTGTTATCTAAAGAATTTCTAAGTTTAGACAAAGCAGATGAGTCTAAGTATAAAAACAACCTACCCTCTGAGTCTTTAGGCTTCTTTGCATCTGAAGTTTCTAAAACAGTAAGCACCTCATTTATAGCCTGGTCTGCATTTGCAGATGGATTTGCCATGCGGTATTCGTTCATTACCTGAACGACAGACGGCTCATTATCACCCACTATGTAAAGACTAGCTAGATTTACCGTAGCATGAAGACGTTCTAGTTTAGCATCGTCAGCAGGTCGGTTTACCTTAAGAACTTGATAAAGTTGATTTAATTCAGAAGCGTACCTGTCTACTTCGCCAGGTTTTGGCGTACTGCCGCTTAATAATGATTCTGCTCTAGGAATAAGATCTTCAGCTTGTTTCATTAGTGCGTCCACAGCAGCAGTTGATTCCTCCACTGTCTGTAACATAGCATCCTCAATCTTTTGTATGTCTTGCGGAGTCCAACCCAAGTGAGCAGCTTCTTTAGTTAGCTCTTTGAAATAATTAACTTGTGCTGTTCTGCTATCTTCAGAAACAGTAAGTTTTATATTATTTGTAAAGTTTGTTAATATAGCTTTTTTAATCTCACCATTTAATGTTTCAAGCGGTTCGCCTTCTAGTCCTGTATCATTAGAACCCAACAAAAAAGATTGACCAGCATAGTGCTGCCGTAGCTGTTCATCGCTTGCTGCTGTGCCAAGATGATTTACTGCAAATTCAGATTCGCCACCTATAAAGCTTTGTAAATTATCAGTAGCATTATTTAACACGATCATCTCGTTTTGCTTAAAAGCAGCATCAGCTAACCTACGAGATGTTGATTTATTAAAAGCATTATTGTAAGCACCTATAATCTCTTCATCTTCTAATGTGCCTCCCATATTCTCAGGAACAAAAGATGTAAAGTCGGCATTTCTAATTCTCTCAAGATTTTCAAACGTTGAGTTGATTGCTTCGTTGTTCCCAGAATTTAACGCGCCTTCATACTCTGCAAAAGCTTTATTAAACTGATCTAGCCTGTTTTCTTCTGCCTTATCAGCAATGATAGTCTGAGCTTTAGCTTTTCTCTTTTTAACAACCTCACCATAGGTTTGAGCCGACTGACCAAGGCTTGTAAGTGCTTGACCAACGTCACGCAATCCACTTCTAAACCTAGAAGTAGTATCAAAGGCTGAAAATTGAGCTTTCTGTTGTTTCGGTGTTATCATTGAGATGCTGCGGCTGCGCTACCAAGTCCACTGAAGAGAGCAGCAGTCCCTGCTAGACTTGTTTGGCTTGCTTGGTTTCTAAATTGTACAGCAGTATTAGCTGCTGAGCGAAGTGTTAAATCACGATTAGCCATACCGCGCTGGTATGCATAGCCCAACTGACGATTTGTATCTGCTAGTTGACCAGACAGTCCTGCAGTTTCTTGAGAGCTTTCAAAATCAAAACGAGCTAATCGGTCATAGCTTTCAAGCTCTTGTGATCTAAACAAATCACTAGCCGACCCTCCAAAGTTTTGAGTAAATGTTCTAGATGCCGCTAGCTCACGTCGGTTCTTTTTTTGTAAGGCTTGTCGCCCAAGCTCTGCTTTTTGAAGTTCTTGGTTTTTCTTAAGAGCAAGTGCAGATTCTCTGTAGCGAATATCACCCTGCTCTCCGACCATATTGTTAACATCCACCTGAGCATTGTACTTGCCCATAGCAATAGCAGACTCCGCAGCCATGCGCTGAGCTTGAGCTTCGCGCTGTGCTCCTACGTAGGAAACTACGGCTCCTACTGCCATTAGTGGTGCTGCTGCTGCTCCCATGTTAGTTCAAGTCGGTTTTAGTTATAATTGATGCGATGGTTAAAGGGTATGGTTCTTCGTGTTTAATAGTTGGTACATTATCCACGCCAAAAGTCGAGCCCGCAACGGGTCTTTCCTTATCAAAGCCAGTAAACCCTCCACTAGCTCCGTAATCTGTAGACAGTGTGACTGCCTCAAACTTGTCCTTTATGCCTAATAAGTAGCTAAACGACTTAATAAAAAATGCCTTAAATGATATTATACGGGCTGTATCTGCTCCGTATGCAGGTTTGTTTTGAGCGTCCCATGTGGGAAACATCATTTGCAACTCTCCTGTATAACGATATCCTAGAACAACTTTTTCAGCGACAACACGTCCAGCCCTAAGACTTTCATTTGTTAGGGTTACGACTCCGTTTGCTAAAACTTGATCTCCAACATACTTATCATCTTCAATAACAGCCACTGTATCGGTAGGACCAAAAAAGGAACTAACATCAAGTGATGCAAAATTACCTTCACTGTCACGGACAAGCTCCACATAACTATCTAACATTGGATAGTTGGAAGTCTGTGCAACATCTGGCTCGGACAACAACTCAGTTGTTATTCTTTCGCCTCTCTGAACAACAATCCAGACTTGGTCTAATTTTGTGTCAGATCCTCTGTGAACAATAGATATATCTAAAACTTGTGCATTTTCTGTGTTTGAGCCTAACTCTTGCTCTGACCAAGCATAAAACTCTTCCTGTCTATGAAAGGATAAACAAAACAATTTACCACCAACAGTCCTAGTCCATATCCTGGGTTGCGGGGCGTGCTGATACGCTACCTGCGCTATTGGATCATCTATAAATATACCATATATTAGCTTAGATACGTCATTAGAAGAAGAATTATTTAAAGACTGATCATATTTGTACTCCATAAGACGAGTACCTGATTGATCGGGATAAAAAATTGAACTGCCAACAGTTTCAGCTTGTTGCTCGCACGGCTCCTCTTCAGTTAATTCCATACGAATTGTTTTTGGACTAATACCGTACTGATACTGATTTGGAACAATTCTATATATACCACCAGTAGTACCAACTACTAAATCTTTAGCTGCGTTCAACCAGCGAATACCTGCGTTTCTATTAGATAGCGCATAAGTGATAGCATCTGTATCTAAAACCTCTCCGTCGTTTTGAGTTGGCTGAAAACTAGCCTCATCGTCTACTCGACTAAAATAAATAAAGTTTGGATTGCTATAAGTGCCACCAAAAATTCTGCGCTGTTCAAACTTTGCTACCGTGCGTGGGTAGTTTTGAGTATACCATGCACCGAGTTTAACAAATTCAAAATTACCCGCATTTTCAAAATCTAATGTTCTTTTGTTTCTCGGCACGGCATTTAAAAGCTTCACTATTACCTGCCGAGTACTTACATTACGAACAATCTTCATAAAAACATTACCCGATTCCATACCGCCGAATATATGACGATTTAAATCAGATGAAGAAAATGTATCTTCTGAAGAATTTAGAAAAGCATCATTAGCTATAGTTGTCAGTGTTAAAGTAGAACTTGACGGGGGGCTAATTAAATTACCGTCTGTATTATTTCCAGAGTCAAACTCTTCAACTTTCGGAACACTATCATCTGTATCGTTGTAACACTCCACCACATCAAACTGTTTTTGTTCTGACAAGTTACCAACAGTCATGGCGGTAGTTACTAAAGCAGAACCAGCTTGGTTACCCGTTTTAAGACCCGACACGAAAGCAAAAGTAGTGTTAGCCGTATTTTGTATAACAGCGTTAACTATGACTTGATCACCATCTGAATTGGGTCCCATCATATAAGCAGTCGCAGGTGCACCTTTATAGATTCTGTAGACAGAGCCAGCTTTATACTTTGTGTTGTCAAAAGCCCCTCTAAGAAACTCTACGGGATGATCCTCCGTTCCTCGATGCTCTTTAATTTTTACCCAACGGATACGAGTGCGGTCATTACCAATAACAACTTTATCATTACGCCTATCATCACCAACGCGAACCCAAGCATTTGTAAAACCTCCGCTAAATATAGTAGTGTCAGACCTAAGATGAATTTTGTTATTAGGAACTCCATCTTTTTCTAAAGCATCTGAATCCTCAGAAGTTGTCGCTTCTTCATTATCTAACAAAAATAACTGAGCTGCGTTATCTTCAATATTTAAAACAGAAACAACAGGTTCTGCATATACAATGTTATTCGTAGGATTTTCAAGATCGTAGGTATTAGTAGTGCTTTTACTAACTGCTTTCGCTAAAAATTTATCTCCGTCTACTGTGTATTCAACATACCACGTTTTAGTATACTGTCCGTCGAAAGAAGCTATCTCAAATGTAAAGTTTGAAGAGCCGCCACCACCTAACGAGTCGTTATTAATAGTTATGGTATCGCCTTCAGCGTATAAGCCATTGCCACCAGACATATCAGTTACTGTGCAAGCACCGTTAGCATCAACTATAATAGTAAAAATTGCACCTATACCAGACGTACCAGACGCAGCTACTACATTTGTAAGTGTATACGTGCCTGGGTTTCTAGTTGGATCTGCGGCACTAAGATTTGTAAACAAAGAACTGCTAAAGTCTTCTGCTATAGGGGCAAAATCTGACGTATTACTTTCAATTTTAATATATCTTTCATTTTGTTGTATATTAAACTTATTAGACTCGGGTTGTTTATCCAAGAAAGGTTCAACATCAAAAGACAAGTCTTCCAAAGTCCACTGATCATCTCCTTGAATTTCAGCATTTGCTCGAAGCAACAATTTTGTATCCGTGCCAAATGTTGTTGTATTCCTAAAAAATACATTGTGAATACTTAAGGTGTTAATACCACCGTCAGATAACTTTCCTCCCTGATACGAAGTTTTTACGCCTGAACTAGTCAAGGCTGTATAAAAATCTGAAGGAACACCCGTTTGAGTATGGGATATATCCGTACCATCTGTTATGCTTCGCAAGGTCACAACTACCTCTGTGGTCGCAGCAGAGTCACGAACATTTACTTTTATTTCAGCCTCTAAAAGATCTCCATCAACATCAGCCAACAACATTTCGTCCAAAACAGTGTTTGCCCTACTTTGATCAAAAAGCTGAAGTTTATTAGTTCCACCATCATTTACAAACTTAGCCGTAAACGATATATTTGGATTATTAAGAGTAAATTTCTCACTGTCTGGAGCACTTTCATCGTATTCTGGCATAGAAACCAAAGAAAACATAAACAACCGCTCTTCATCCGTAGTGAGCGTGCCAGTTCCAAAATCAAATTGAGCTTTCGACAGAACAACATGTGAAGGCTGCGCTACAACAATATCAGTTGTTCGTATATTTCTAAAATCAGAAGATAGCGTCATCTTCTCCGCTACAGGGTCTATTTGCCAGTTGCCTGGAGTAGTAGATCCTTCAAAAAATGAACTGTCAGCAGCAAACCCCGAAGAGTATCCCTCAGACGCAGCAAAAGATGTTTCTATTCCAAAACCTCCTGTAGAAAATAATTGAAGATGCTCGCCATTAATTTCTGTAGATTGAAGAGCTGCAGATACAAAAGTAATATCAGCTGTTAGTTTTTTAGGTTTATGACGACCATGAGTAATGTAAAGTTCGCCTGTTTCTGAACTAAAACGTAAATCCCTTACATCTGAAGCAGAGTATTCTGTGGCTACTGTAGTTTTAAGCACCCCTGTTGAGTCATAAATTTCAATCCTTTCAGGAAGAAACACCGCTCTGTAAGGAACATCTGTTGCTAAAATAACATCAATACTTAAAACGGGAGCATCAATAGGTACATCTAACGTACTATTATATTTAAACCCAGACCTGTAAATAGCAGGACCTTGTAGAGAAGGGAAGAAATTTTTAAACTTACGCCCAGAATTACCTACCCTCTTAATATCTGTGCGCCCTAAGACGTAGTCACTTATTAAGCCGCCTGAAAAGTCTGTTTGAACATTACTATACCTTGCCATAGGTCTGATGTGCGCTTACAATACATGAATTACCGTCGTCTATATATTGTTGGGCTGGTCCCTGACGACCTTCAAGAGTTCTTGCCCTCCTCAAAGCTAAAGTATATTGCTTGTGTAGTATTTCATGGCGGTTCTCAGAACCCGAAAGTTCAATAGACATATTTTGCGCCATGTGTAAAGTTAACAGGCGAGTAAGAAAAGCAGGAAGCGTAGTGGCTGCAGAAGATAAGTCTGGTATGAAAGTATAATATATATCAATCACAGGATCGTTGCAGTGGAGCAGCCCGTTATAAAATCTGTAATCTGTTATATTGTAGTGATCTGTAGGATGACACACTTTTATAAGTATGTTAAAATCACTTGGTAGACTATAATAATAGTGATACGGTTCATCCGTATTCGCCGTAAAGTTTCCAGCAGTTAACTCTACGAACTTTGTATTGTAATTGAATATGTTGTCACCAAAAACTTCAGTGATAGCCTGAGAGTATGCGCTGTTAGCAATCTCGTATGTAGTGCTTGTAGTGTCCGTAGACTCCAAGTGAAAACTACCCACCATCCTGAGGGCAGAGTTCAGTATATCAAGCTTCGTTGCTTCAGTAGACATAAAGAAAAGTAGTCTCCCCCAAATATACGGGGGAGACTACGAATAGAATTAGCTTTCGTTACAGCGAATTTCGCCAGAAACCTCACCCCACATACGAGATGCTTCAGCAGAAAGCTTGAAGTAAACGTAAGGAATGTTTTTCTTAGAAGGAACGCGCCACACATCTCCCTTAAGAGCTGTGCTTGTAGAGAACTTAAGAGCTTTTGGTATCGAAACCATAACACGACGTTCATCTGCGTCAGTACCAGTAGATAGTGGAAGACGCTCAGTGTGAATGAAGCGGAAGCCCAAGAATGTAGTTACACTACCTTCAGCAAGTGCCTTGCGAACTGCAAAGTCAGAGCTAACGACTTCTTCGATTCCAAGTAGATCATCAAGCTGCTTTGCAGAAACAAAGCAATTAACAATCGTGTCTTGATCAATAGCGTGTAGCTTTAACATTGTAGTGCGAGCTGCACGGAGCTTTGCAAGAGTAAGACCAGAGCCTACTTCGTCGTAGTCACCACCAACGGTGAAACCTTCAGTGTTAGCAACTCCGCTTTTTTCAAAAGCACCAGCAGTAGTAATATCACCAGCTGACTCGGAGCCAACAGTAATCTTAGTGCTGTTTTCAACAGTAGAACCAGTCACGAAAGTGCGAGTAGTCCCGCCAGACTTACCGACGTAAGCCTCACCGAAGAACTTGTCGATGATGATGTCGTCAATCTTACGCTTACCAGATGCAAGAAGTGCTTGTGTGTAAGCATTCATTGGATCTGTAAGAACGCGCTTTAGATCTTTTTCATCAACATACTTGCCGAGTTCATAGTCCTTAAGACCAATCCGACGACGATCGTGTGTGATTTCACTGTTAGGGTTGTCACCATAACGAGTTTCGTCCTCAGTCATCGCTTCAGCTGTGCCGATGCGGTCGAAATATTGGAACTCCTCGTTTTGTGTTTCTGCTTCGAAGTAAGGCTGTAGTTTAGACTCACTTTGTTGATATGCTTGTTCGAAACCAGCTTTGTAAGCCTGAACATAAGCATTTGTAATAGTAAGACCTCCAGCAAGAGCACCAGCTCCGTCAGAAGTCATATACGATGGATCTGAATATGGCATAATTTAAATAATTTAAGTTAAGTTTTAATTAGAAGTTTGCTTTTCGATGAGCTACCCTTTCGGACTCTTCTAGTTATAACGGAACCAACGGCTATCTAAAGCTGACATTAAGACCAAAAAAAAGGCTACCTCAATATCATTTGGATAGCCTTGTTTATTTTACATGTCAAGTCGTTTTAACCTTCTCCGTACAAAGTATTGTATAAATTTGCACGTTTGCTAAGAATCTCTTGTCGTTTAGCTCTGTCAGCCAAATTCAAAGAAGATGGATCACTCATAATTAAAGATGCATTATCTGAGTCTAGCTCAGCAATCTGAGTCTTTATCCCATGAGTATTCTGAGTAGCAAAACCACTAGCTGGGTTGTTAGTAACAGGCGGCAAAGTATCGCCCGACACCTCTGCCAACCTATGAAACAACTTAAGAACAGCAGGGTGGTTTGCAACTATAGGGTCAGACTCCACAAGCTCTTTAATCTCGGGGATCTCAGAAGCCATCGCTTCGTAGGCTTGATTAGCCTGAGCAAGATTTACCTCGTAGTTATCACCCCAGTCCATACGAACAGAATTTCTTGCCTCTTCAACTTGTTTTTCAACATCTTCTTCTGCAAGCTGTTGTTGCTCTATACCCATTCCTACATACGCCTCGTATAGCTGATCAAACTGATTTTGAGACAATCCAAGCTCTGCCGTAAAATCAACAAAGTCTTGAAGAGTTTCCTCAGGTAGTTCAACGGGGACACTCTCCTCCCCAACGGTTATTTCGTCGGGAATAGTGTATTCAGCGTCGGTAGGTCTTATATTCTCATAAAAGTCCTCCCACTGCTCTTCGCCCCAGTCTTCCTGAGGCGCAGCTAAACGCTTTGAGCCTAAGGCACTTTGCGCATTTACGAGCTGATCGGCTAACGAATGAACAGACTTAGTGTTCCTTAATGTATCATTACTCTGTAATTCTTCAGGTAACGATTGTAAAAACTGACCATAAGTCTCCTCTGATGTAAAATCAAGAGCATTAGGTTCAGTTGCGGTTTCAGAGGCTACCTCTTCGGGGATACCCCCGCCTAGACCTCCTGTGTTTTCTTCTTCACTCATATGTTTTTATTCTCCATCTCTATTTTGTTAATAAGTTCTTGTGGATCGTCTTGACCCAATAGAGTGAGAAAGCTCATAGCTAAACGTCTGCGTCCTTCACATTCGCGCATCTTAGCGTTGTCTGAATGAAACACAGGTTTAGTTACATGGCACTCCCTAAGCAAGACTCTAAAAAATCTTTGCCCCTGTGGAGTCTCCAATATGTTTATAAGATCTTCTTTCAGCTTCGATTTCTCACGAAGCCTCTCAAGAGTAGATAATACTGACATGTTAAATATTTAGTAGCTGCCCTACGCCTTCGGGGTCTAGTTGCTTAGCTTGAGCCACATCCTTCATTGCCCCACCAATCTGTGGAGCCATTTGCGCAGCTTGTGCCATCTGCTGCTGTTCTGCCATCTGTGCCTTCATCTGATCTAGCTGTTCCGCTGTTTTAACAACGTTAGGGCTTATGTTGCGATATTTAGCATAACTTTCAAGAAGTTTTTGTTCGTCAATAGCTTGGACTAGTTCAGGCTTAGCTTGAGCTAATGGTGCTAAGTCTCTCATAAAAGCACTAATGTCACTAAGTCTAGTAGCAAACTGAGCCTGAGAAGCTGGACTTGTGAAGCTAATCTCCATCTCTCCGATACTTTCTGGGGCTTCAGGTAACTGTCCATTGCGCTCTAGCAGCTCAAAAGTAGCTTCAATAGCTGGTGCTAGGTACTCAGACTCCATTCGATTAAGAAGAGGAGCAAGCTGATTGAGCATCTGTCCTCTTACATCTTGAATCTCTGTTACGCTTTGACGCTCCTTCTTCTCTTGTCGAATAATCTGATCAACAAAAAATGATCTGTTCACCGAATCACGATACATGCGTATCATCTCCATGACGTGCTGTGGCTGATTACCTGCCAGAATAGGCTGTGGCTTTTCGCTACCCGCCTCATGGAACATAATCTGACGCGAGCCATACTTCATGGGAAGCATGATGCTATCCTCTTCAGCAGTCAATGTCGGGAAGTTCAGATACTCAGACGAGATAAGAACTTCCTTAACCATCTTATTAAGAGCGCGTATCTGAGATAAACATGAAAAAGCAGGACCACGCCCGTAGACCTCATCAGCTAGCTTAGACCAACGAGGCACTAAAAAAGTGAAATAACTAGCACCACTTTCCTGTAATGGCTCTTTCAAAGACGGCGACCAGTAAGTTACTTTGAAAGGTCTACCCTTACCAACACGACCGCCCTTCTTAGCAGCTTTGTCTGTGTTGGGCTCTATAGTGTAAACAAGCTCATACTTATTGTGTACTGACTGATCTTTATTAAATCCCTGCATGTCCTCGACCTGCGGGAACATCATCATAAGCTGACGTGCACTTTTGTAGCAGCGATAGTATACTGTATCTACCGTGCCGTACTGATCTGTGTCAAAGAAAACATCAGCCAGAGGACGAGAGCGAAAGTTAACAACACCGTCCACTTCAGAAATTTGAACAGGAGAAGTGCCGTAAGCACCAATGTCGAGAAAACATTCATGGCTTGAAGTATAGAATTGTGACTTAGGTAGAGAGAACTCGTGCAGAATCCTGTCTGCCACTGCCTGGAGGTAAGATCGCTCTTCAGGTGTATACTGTCCAGTATCCTTACCAACTATTTTTAAATAGAACCAACGATCAGACTTAGGTACAAGATTAGCACTAAGCCCGTTAGCAAACATCTGATTACACCAAACCGCCGTGTCATCATACAGTTCACGAGAGCCATCGTCTTGATAAGTAGTTCGTGCGTGATCAAACTTATTAGAGTTTGGACGCACATACTTCTGGGCATCAAGAAACATGCTGTCGAGGTGCGACCTCAACAGCTTAAGCTCTTCGTATCTTTGCTGTAATTTAACCACCGTACATTCTAGAACCGCCACCTAAAGGTGCACGACCCTGAACTTTAGTTGTGCCAGTTTTCTTTTGTCTGTTTTTAGCAAGTCTTGCCATGCTGCCCATAACAGACGCACCCGACACTACGCGAGAAGGCTTCCTCGCTTGTTGTACTGGTTGGCGAGCAACTGGTGCTGGCGGGGGAGGCGGTGCGGGAGGTGGTGGTGGAGGTGGTGGTGGTGTAGGTCTAGAGCCCATAATTAACTAATCGTTTAAGAGTTTTCCATTTGTAAAACTTATGAGAGTTGTCCTCATTCATTTTTTGATACCTGCAATATTTAATTCTGTCAAGTGGAAAGGGCGCAAGTTTGAAAAAGACCGCTAGTGATGATTCACCCCTGTGCGCTGCGTAAGCTAGATGCCAGTACCTGCCTTCCTCATCTTCCTGAACCTCGCCCATAAGAAGATAGGTCGGTGACGAAAAAAAATATTTTTCCTCACCCTCTTGACAGTTGATGTGGTAGTCTAGCAGTCTAATAAAGTCCTCGCCCTGTGTGTGGTAAAGGACAGTAGCCTCGTCTATCAGAGAAAGTCTATAGTCTTCACCAACTAATTGCGGCAACATCATACTGTGCTTTTTGTTTCTTGTTATTTAGTTTTGGAGTCTTGAGCCCCACAGCCATAGTCCTAAAAGCGTCTGCCCCATGAGAGTTAGAATCATGAACAGGGGTCTTTCGAAAAACTTGTCGGCTAGAATCGAACTCCTTGTGATAGCCCTTAAGTGCCTCTAGCCCACGAGCACAGCGCACCTTGTTGAACCAGCATCTTGGTAGCATAGCACGAACAGCGTCAATGCCATCAATGATCGGTAGCTTCTTCACAGTAGTAAACTTCAACCCCATACTTCTCGCTATCTCCAACCTACTCTTACCTGTGCCAAGCTCGCGAACTTTGATGTCATGCGGAGCGTAGTGCTTGCCGTAGACAATGTCGTTCTGCACTGAGAACCTATTCAGTTCTCTAGCGTAGTGGGGTAGACCCTCGCCACTGTTCTCGTAGTAGTGCACTAGGCGCACCTCGTTTTTAAAAAGCTGAAAAAACCAAATCGTTGTAGCGTCGTCCATACCCAAGTCCCATGCGGTGTGCACGGGCAGGATTGGATCAGGTGACAGCTCATCCAGTATACGCTTGTCGCGGTAGGCGCGAGATATATACGGTCCATAGTAGCTGCCCTCGACTGGAGTCTTGAACGAACACATGTATTCCGATTGGAATCTTGCCTCGTTGTTCAGCTCGTCACGGGCGCGACGCAACTCGTCAGGCGGTATCGCCTTCGTGTCCTTAACTGACAGGTGGCTACTGTACCACTTGCCGTCCGACTGTGCTTTCAGCAACATCTTGTAAAAGTGGTTCTCGCCACGAGGCGTTCCGTTGAAGAGTGCCCAGCCCCCGTTCTCTGCTAGGATCGGATTGATCAACTGCCACGCAGACGGGTCGGAGATGCTGTACTCAGAGAACACACAGCCTACAGGGTTTGCACCCACCATCTTGTCAGGATCGTCAGAGCCCATCAGCTGGATGACGCTGCCGTTCTTCAGGTGCACGCGCATCTCCTGCTCGCTCTTCTTCTCGACTATCTCCCTTGGGAAGTAGTCAATGAACTTCTTGCCCTCGCCCGTCATGCCATTCCAGATGATACGTCTGGCTTGGTTGGCGTAGGGCAGGACGTACCAGTACGTGCCTACGCGCTGTAAAGCTTTGATAGCCAGCACGTTAACGCAAGTTAGATCCTTACCTGCCCTTCGATGCCACGCAACAACCGCACGCAGGTTGCGCTTCTTCTGGGACATATACTTGAGCAGAGGGAGCTGGTAGCCTCTTGGCTCCCATCCCTGTGCAGGAACTTGTACACTCATTCGTAGTAGTATTCTGTTTCGTCGTCCTCGTCGTCTTCCTCAATGGTTATCCATTGAACTCCGTCAAGATCTTCGGGGGCTCCGTTTGTAATATAACTCTCATGGTATTCGGTTGCACTCTCCAGCAGCCCCTTTGCTGCATACGGATCACTGAACCTAACGTCATAAGAAAGAGGAGAGTCATCGTGTGTGGCTATCAGAACGTAGTGGCGAAAGTGCTCGCCCAGCATACCAGTGATTTTATTAAGTTCATCAGTCCTCATGCTTATCTTCCTCGCTCATAAATTCATCGTAATCTTCTTCGACTATCTCAGCATCTATGGGATTGGCAAGAGTAGACTTTGCAACTTTTGAATAATCTACAGTCATCACCTTCATCTCGCCGTTGAGTGTGCCCTGAACGTCAACGCTCTTGAGCTTCGGCTGCGTGTAGCTGCAGATCTCCTTCCATATCGCTATCTTGTCTCTCTTATCCACTTCGGGATCGGCAGCATAGCCAAGCAGCTCCTCAATCGGGTTGATGCCCTTGTCGTAGAACAAAGCTAGCAGTGCCTTCCGCTGCTGGGCTGGTGTAGGAGCCTGACTCATCATTTCAAGGAACTGTTGCTTAACAGTAAGCTCCTTCTCTACTTTGCGAAGCTTACCTTGAGCTTCCTTCATGTCCTTCTCAGCTTTCATACGTTTACGATGACACCTGCTCCTTTTCGCAGCCTGTTGCTTAACAACTTGTTTGGGCTTCTTACCTGAAGCATATGTTCTACCGTCTGGCACTGACATCTGTATTGATGATTCATGTTCCTTTGTCAAGGTTGCTCACACTATTCACACCTGGCTCACAGTAAAACATAGGGGGTGTGAGCTAATTAAATTATAAGAGTATCAATGGTTTACGATTCTGCTCACACAATTCACACTTTTTTCTGAGAAAACTATTTTGATTTTACTATAGGCTAAAAAACTGTGAGAAGTGTGAGCAATTACATAAGTCCTTGATAATAGTAACTACTTATAACATCGCGCTTGATTCAAAAAGTGTAAGCTGACTGTGAGAAGTGTGAGCAAAAACTCAAAAATTTGTATGCTGGTAGGGACTCTATGTGTCGTCGACTCGCCGTTTCCCCCAATGGGGGTCATCGTTCCAGATTCAGGTTACTGGTTGCATGAATCGTCGGACAAACTGCCGTCGAAGACCCATATATCCTATTGCACATGCACCAACGGATTCCACGACCTCTTCAGCCATGACTCACATGGTGGAAAGTATTGAGTTGCAATCGGTTATGATGCATGAGCAACAGGATAAAAGAGTCGTGCTTCAAAGAAGCACCCTATCAAAAGAATCTACTTCACAAGGTCTTGCACACAAGGAAGATACAGACGACCACGACCATATGGCATGCCGAGCCGAATCCCGACACCCAAGCGGTGCTGACGCACCGTTCCTGGCACTCAGAACCCTTGAACTCGGTGACCAAAGGCATCAGGCTTGCCGTCGCCCACCACGTCGAGACCTCGTAAAACCCTTTGGGGCTGAATCAGTCGCGGCAGCCTCAGACGAATTCGCGAGTCATGCAACATCGCTTTGGACGAGCATGGTCGCTCCGAAGTCTGGAAACCTGACTCAAGTCCACAAAAGATCGAACGCATTTGCCAACTTTTTCGGTTGGGATAAATGTTTGGGCGGTCACTTTAGCATGTTTAGGCAGTATGAGGTTTTTCTTCCGTTAGAACATGTTGAGCCCAGATTGGTCACCAGAACCTGTCAAGGTAGAATTTGTAGATAGTGACAGCAGAGCTGTCATTGTGATAAAAGTTTTGTGAATCTTAAGATCCACAAAACACAAATCTCCACCTTGACAGAACCTGCATTCCATGTGGGTGACCAATCTGGTCTCAACATAACCTAACGAAAGGAAAAACGTGCCTAAACAAGCAAAAGCAACCACCCAAACAATAACCGAAAAAGTCGGCAAATGCGTCCGCTCTTTCGCGGAGCCTCTTGAGTCAGGAGACTTCGGAGCGACCATACTCATCCAAAGCGATGAGGCTCGCGAATACGTCCGAGTCTACCACGACTGCTCCATCCCCAAAGGGGCAGAGGTTCACCTCGACGTGGTGGACGACGGCAAGTCGGAGTTCATAGTGGTCACCGAGTTCAAGGCTCCTGAGCGCAAGGAACGCCACGACGAGTCGTAGCGCACTTGGGATGTCGGGCTTCGGCTCGGCATCCCATATTCGTGCAAAGAAAAAAAGAAAAAATAAATATATACTAGAAAGTGAGTAAGTTGTGAATATGGATATAGACGTAGACAACAGAGATGAAATCTCAAAGCACCAGGTGCTACAAAGCAATGCTGGTTACTATGTAGGAACACTATACTTCGATAGTGAGATAGGTGGATGGCTACCAAACTCAAGAGTGAGTGATTACTTCGAAACAAAAACCGAAGCTGAAATACATCTAGATTATCTGCAAAAGATATGGGATAGACAGCGTCAGTATTATAACGAATGGGTAAATCGTCGCAAGTAGTGAGTTAGTTGAGCAGTTATCGCAACCAAAATCAATATATACTATTATGAAAAACAAAACAATATATACTCTTGTCATTGATGGCAAAGAAAAAATAAAGAGCGCGCTACTCTCTGACGTAGCAATCAAGACTGACAAAGTCAAAGATCACTATGAAATCCGCAAATACCAAAAAGGTAAGATAGCCAAAGTATGGGGCTACTCTGTCAATAATGGTAAGAAGATTCCATATGCTTCACACGACACAGACACAAAGACCCAAATAAAGAAATCTATATCAAAGGTTTCAGGGTTTGGTAATAGAGTTTGTAATGTGTTATCTACTATTAAATCAGAATACAAGATCAGACGCAATCTCAGAGCTCTTGAGAAGAAAGTCGATCTATTTGAATCTTAGTTCGGAATTGAGATGTGCGTGCGTTTTTGCGAACGCACATCTCATTCCGAACAAAAATCAAAACTACTATGCAATATACAATACAAGAAATCCTATATGGTATCTCCAATGCCGAACGTTACGACGTTCGTGAAGAAGACGGTCACGTAATCAGTGAATACAAATTCTGGTGGGCTCAGCTCTACAAAGAAGCCAAGCGCACAGCCAAGGCAATCAAACGTGAATCTATACGCGATGGCATTGTCCCTCGCGACGATGATGATGTAATGGTTCAGATCATTGTTGATCAATGGCTTGCTGAATCAAAGTCATATCAAGAACATTCTCATCCAAGTGATGATCAGCTATGCAACGATATGTCGTGCATGCAGGCACTTGCCAAACAACAAGAGCAATACTTACTAGACATTCGTAGAGCATTTGCCAGTGCATGCAGACGCAAAGACACCAAGGCTATGCAACGCATACGCAAGCTGTATTATCAAGAGAAGTCCTCACAACTCTCTTCTATTGATTACACTCACTTGGATGAGCCCACTACCAAGGAGCCTGTATACACACCAGAAGATCAGAGCTTCTTTGATGAAACTGAGCAGCACGTCCGCAAGCTTGAGTATCAAGATGCATTTGTGCAAGATCCAGAATGTGATCCAGACGATTCACATTACGTCGGTGATACCTTGCGCATGAACAACGGCAAACCACGAGGCAACATCGGGTTACTCAATGGTTTGTATCAACAATCCCTACCCGAACCAGCCTACCGCACCAAAGAAGCAAGACGTAGACTATTCAAGACTCTACTAGAGTCAGGTAGCATCTACGATATTGAGAGTGCATGTGGCATGCGTGGATACAAGAAAGGCGTTCTTCGCGGCTATATTCACATGTATGCAGATCCAACCAAAGACGTAAACAGATGGAAATCATAATCTTATCATTCTTCTCTTCACTCGGTATTCTCCTTGTGTGCACACGCACACTTGGAGTTAACCGAGTAATCAAACACCGAAAGAAACTAGATATACTAGTGACGTTCGGTTTGCCAGCGTTATTCATTGGCACGTTCTCAGGTATGATTACAGCCTTCTTCACAGGACTGTGGTTCACCATAAAAACCATACTAATGGCACTAGTTATACCAAAGACCTTTTCTTCTTATGGTAACCAAGAAGATAGGCGTAATGATGCTAAAGGTAATCGTTCCTCTCGCCCTTACGGTGGTTAAGTCCGTCATGACAAAACACGCGTATCGGTTTCTAAGAGAATGTGATAATCGGAAACGACGTTAGCATCAGCATAGTAGTAGAAAAGTAGCCACCGTCCACGCGAGGGCGGTGGCTACCCACTATGATAAACAATAACAATAACAAAACAAACAGCATGAATAACCCGTTTGTGAGTTCGATAGTGCATGTTATGTATACTATGTCAAATGAAAATCAACTTTCTTTATTTTTGGTGAGTAGCCAAAAAATAACAAAGAACAATAACAACATAAACCAAATATATTATGGCAAGTGTAACAATCCGTTACGGTATGACAAACTCTGTCACCCGTGACTTTGACAACGAAGCTACTATCTCTGACGTAGTCAGCGACAATGGCATCCGCGCAGCTCTGTCTGCACCCGAGAACGTCCGTGCCGTTTCTGGTGGTCGCACACTAGAAGGACACGAGTATGTTACCTCGTTCACAGCTATTACTTTGGAGCAACAAGCTTCAAGCAAGGCTTAACACCAGTCCCTCCTGAGCACGAGATGAAACTGCTCACTTTGTGAATTAACACCTACCCTCCTGAGCACGAGATGAAACTGCTCACTTCTTATCATGTCAGAAAAGTATCTAGACCAAGAGTTTATCCTACGCAGCGACGGTAAATTCTACAAACGCACTACAGTAGTATCTCCTGTGCACAATGCAGACCAGATACTATCAGCTGTCAAGGACA